TGTTAATTGTTGCTGAAAGAATGTATTTTCCCATTCTTCATTCATAGCTGGATAAATCTTTTTTAGATCATCACGGTATAGTTTCATAAACTTGCCTTGATCTGTGTATCCATTATTTTCAATACCCATTTTTATCGCAAAAAGGGAGGCGAGTTCTTGCATCTGGGTAGTTTTCCCATCAGAACCGCCTCCCATTCCACTAAAGGGTGCTTTATCTATTTGTGTCCACTTGTATCCATTAAAAATTGGAAGGTATTTACCACTTTTTGTCAAAGAACTCATAACTCTAGGTTGCGACTTGTCCTTCACTGCCCCAAGAAACTTCTTTACTTCTGGAGTCAATTGAACCATAGCCTTTGATCTATCCGCAAACTTTAGTTCTTTTTTACTATTAATCACATCTGCAACCATATTCAAGTATGGTTTTTCAAACTTTGTTTCTTTTGCTCCAAGGTTTGCCAATGGAATTCCCTTTTTGTTGAGTTAATACCATTATTTATAATTTTACATATAATGTAGATAAGTGCCGACTACATACTTATCATCAGACTTTGCAGACATACACTGATGTGGATGTGTCCAGAAAGGTGGCCAGATTGCGAGCCTCCCCCTAACTGGATTCACACTTAGGTTATAATCTGGAAAGACTGTTTCGCCACCCTCTTCAACATCATTCAAATAGAAAAAACATGCAACAAATCTTTTTGCAGATAAGTGGTCTCCAACATCCGCATGATATTTAAAATCATCATCAGAACCCTTAGTGTATTTTTTCATCTTAATTTCTTCATTGACACACTGGCCAGGAAAAAACATAATATTATTATGTCTCCGATACATTTCAGTATACTCAGAAATAATACCTAAAAGTTTCATAGACCATTCTTCAAATTCTGGGAACTTTTCACATAGTTCTGGGTCAAAGAAATTTACCTCAGTATATGTTCTTGCTTCGGTATTTAATTTTCTCTGATGGTCAGTTGCCGATTCGAATAACTCGATCATCTTATTACAATCTTCATCTGATAAAACATTATCCCAAACCGAAATGAATGCTCGTTGACCATCGGGTGGTCGCATATCAAATTGTTCTTCATCTACTTCAAAATGAATTGTTGTTTCTGCAGTAGTAGCAGTATTTGTTTCTTGTGTCATATTTTTATCTCCACACTTCCGATTTTTTTCTTTCCTTCGTTTTGAAAATTCTTATAGGATGATGTACTCACTTCTGATACAATATCATTTTGTGCAGAATTTTCTGCATCGTAAAGACGCATCTTTGGCCTATCGATTCCAACAACAAAGCGTTTATTATTGTTAATATCATTATATCTATTCTTCAACTGTTTAACCAAAATCTGATTCATGTCTTCCAACTCTTCAGTAGATATTAACGCAAACATCAAGTCTGCAGTCGCAGGAAGTCCAAATGACTCTGAAGTATCTGTTAATTCAACATCTGTATTTGAGTAACCAGAACGAGTAGTCTGTGTTGCGGTGATGATAGGTACATCATTCTCAACAGCAAGTCCTCTCAGTTCTTCTGCGATTGATTTTACAAGTGTATAAGAGTTTATACCAGCACCATAACGTATTCTTGCAGAACTACAAATATTCAAATAGTCAATGAATATAACATCTGGTGTAAAGTTCTTTTTGATTTGTAATTCATTCAACAAATGTCTAAAGTGATTTGCATTAGCAACTGCAGTTGGATACTCTTTAATAATCAACTTACCAGTAGTTTTATTTTTAATCTTTTCTATTTTCTTTTCGAATGCAGATTTGGAAATACTTGAAACATCTGCGATAGAAATGTTAAGTAAGTTGGCATCAATTCTTTCTGCAATTTTTTCTTCAGACATTTCTAATGTAATGTATAAAACGTTTTTCCCCATCATATAATGGTTTGCAGCGAGATCACACATAAACAAAGATTTACCAACACCAGTACCAGCAAGAGCAACATTTAATGTTTTGTTTGATAGTCCACCTTTGGTAATTTCGTTGAACAAGTCCAAATGAAAAGGTATCTTCTCTTCTACTCTATTGTAAAACTCAAATCTATCTTCAAAGTTATCGACAAAATCATGGCCAATATGTGTATCAAACGATACCGCAAGTGCATCTTGTAATATTTTTGGTAAGTCACCTTTTTGGTCTTGATGGTCGTTCAATATACCAATCGATTTCATGACTGCATTATATAATGCACGTTCTTGACACCACTTTTCGGTATGATCTACTTGCCAGTCAGTTTCTTTCTCATCTGTTTCTTTTAATTTCTCAATGAGGATAAGTGACTCTTTAAAATTATTTTCACTTAAACTAACATCATCTAATGATATCATCAAAGAGTCTTTGGTTGGCGTAGTATTGTATTTTTCGACATGACTACGAATCAACTCAAATATAACTTTATTTGACTCACTAGTAAAATAGTCTTTTTCTAGGTATGGTAATGTTCTTCGCACATAATCTTCATTAGAATATAATGCACTTAGAATTACACTTTCACTTAATTCCATTCAATTTATCCGCTTCATTATAAAGTTTTTTTGCTTCGGACTCTAAGGTCTTCGCTCTATTATGTAGTTCTAAAATCTTTTCTTCTTTAGTTAAAGTTTTTTTTTGATCGATCAAAGTAATTGTTTCTGGTTCTTTATCTTCAGTACCATAAACTTCTTTCCACTTATCTGCAGGACATCTTAGATTTGCAATCTTTGCTTTTGCAGGCATAAAACATCCACACTTTTTACATACGAGGGCCAAACCTTGAAAGTGTTCGCACCCTCTACAAGTATTGAGTCTTTGTTTATACACATGTTTAGAAGCAAAGATTTTCATCTAATACCAACTCTATATTTCTTTTTCAAGAAGTCATTGAACTTAGAGTCCGCCAGTAGGGTTTCCCAAAACTCCATGGAATGAGTTTCTTTTTCACGAAACTTCTTATCATCAACCGCACCAGTTTCTGGATCAACCATTTGATACCATCCACCAGATCTAGATATTACACCATAATCTAGTGCCATGTCAAGAAGACCTGATGAATTATCTACACCATTTTCCCAAGAAACTGAAATGGGGATTTTAGACTTCTCTCTGACAAACCTAGACTTCTCCACATTGATTACAAAATGATAACCTTGGATTTCGGCACCAACTTTATCCTGCTGTCTACCTACAATCCAAATTGTATCTGCACTATAGTACATACCTGTTCCACCAGAAACTACCTTCGTTGGATACAGACCCTGTGAGTCATATGTATGATTAATTGCAACCATTGGAATATCTTTCATTGTTAGATGTGGAGTTATCATTCTAAACAAAGATTTAAATTGTTTTGCTCTTGTCATATCAGCGGCAGACTTTTGATTCTCTGCATCGTCTACTTCTTTTTTGGATGCAAGGTTTCCTACAGAATCAACCATGATGAAAAGTTTATCTTCTGTTTGAATTTCTTTTAATTGCGAAACCATATCAAATTTTAATTCTTCCAGATCAGTAACTGGAATGTGAACTACTCTTGAAGTGTCAATTTCAAACACATCAAAATAATTCTGCGGCGTGCCAAACTCACTATCATAAAAAAGTGCAACACCTTCTGGATACTTGTCAAGATATGCCTTCATCATAATCAATCCAAACGCAGTCTTGAAGTGTTTACTTGGGCCTGCAACCATAGTCAACCCAGATGTGTATCCTTTATCTAACGAACCAGAAAACGCAACATTCATTGCAGGAATGTTTGTAGGAATATTATCCTTTTCGTGTAGAAATGGAGACTCAGAAAGAGTGTTTACTCTTCCATCTTTGAAAGAACTATTCTTTCTCAATTTACTCATTAATCCCGACATATTATTCTCCTATTAAAAAAAATCGTCTATTGTGAATATTTTTTCAACCTTCCATCCAATCGCATCGGTGATGGTTTTAATTGGATCAAGGAAGGCCTTTTCGAATTGTTTTGTATAATCAATGTAATCATTTAATCCAAACTCATCTGGAATAATTGATGCCATTGCAATGGTATTATTACCGATTGGATTTGGTTCTTTAAGGTAAACAAACTTAATCTTTTCGCCCTCCTTAATAACTGGATAAGTCATATCCAATTTATGTTTCTTAACCAAATTATTGAAATGAATAACTCCTTTTACATGGATGGGCGTTCCCTTCTTGAATAGTGATACAGAATCGAAATACTTTCGTAATCCGTTAACACTTCTAGGAAATGCAACTTCGTCTACAGGAAAAGTTTTAAAGTCTTCTCTAAAAGTGTCGATAAACTCAATAAGTTCATCATTATCACCACCCATAATAACCTTAAAGGATTCTTTTAACTTGTCCCGACATGCGGCCGGAGTAGATGATCGAACCGCCTCAATACCCATGATTTTTAGGTCTGGTTTTTTGAATCGAACACCTTCACTATCATGAACATTTAGAATATATCTTTTCTTTGCAGTCCACAATCCTTTTGATGCAATCACTTCTCTTTTCATGAACATCTTCTGTTCATATGCATTCATATACGAAGCAAGTTCTTGATAACTGCGATCAATAAAAGGTTCAAATTTCTCCTGAGCGACTCTATCAAGAAAGTTAACAATTCGTTCCGTTTGTACACCACCCTCAATCGTCTCTCCTGCAGTTCCTTGGTCAAACACTTTATGTACCAAGTCACCAAGAGTGACGTATATCGAATCCGTATCGCTTGCAATAACATAATTCTTTTCTTGTTCATTTTGTAGAATTTTGTTAACATATTGATTTACCTTTTTTTCAATCCATCTGATAGATAACTGTCCAGATAGAGTGATAGACTCCGCCTGTCTAATGTCGAAATACCTAAAGTACTGATTCCCCAACGCACCATAGGCGGAGTTGAGAAGAATCTTTGCGGCCATCTGTTTGTTGTTAAGTGCGGCAATTTTTTGATCTAGTTCTTTGAGGTCGCCGATACCATCAATTTTCTTTTGTTTTGTCTTCAACATTTCCTTCTTGTACAAAACTCTGTCATCATACATCTTTTGCATAAGTTTTGGGAGGAAACCTTTCTTGTCATTATTATATAGAACACCATTGGGGGTAAGTGACAAGTTACTCTTAGAAATAATTTCTGTATTTGTTTTCATTTCTAATAGATCATCAACGGACGTATCTACTCTATCAGTTTCAACCAAAGTTTCAGGCGAAATGTTGTACTGCATAATAAGGTGCGGATATAGACTGTTCAAGTCAAACGAAAGAATCCAGTCATGCATTCCGACAGTTGGTTCCTTTACATATGCACCGGCGTATGCAGCAGTTTTACTGTTATGTCTTTTTGGGGGGATTACAATATTATCTTTTTTAAGATGATTAAATGCAATCGAGTCCCAAGTTTTGATGGGGGAAAATACCTCATCATAGTTTACTCTCGCCTCGTATGCAATTGTAATCAACAGTTCCAAAAGTTTAAGTTTATCGTCAAGTTTATCGACAAGTTCAACGTCTTTGATATTATAGTCAATATACTTTTGATAATCCTCTTTGTAGAACAAGTGCATGTGTGAGAACTCTGAGTGATCTAACTTTCTTTCACCCAACTCGACAAAGGCAATATGATCGAGGCGATAACTTTCTCTTGTCACATAGGTAAACTTTCGATATAAGTCAAGATAATCGACAATAGTAATACCAAGCACATTAACTTGTTCTTGCAATTGTCCACGAATATTTTTTTGCATTCTATCTACAATGCCCCAAGGAGAAAGTCTTTTAGTGTTACTTTCTCCAAGAATTTTTGTGATACGATTTACAAGATAACTCATATCAAACTGATTAACATTCCAACCAGTCACAACATCAATATCTGCGGCCTCCCACAAATTTAAGAAAGACTTAAGAAGTTCAATCTCACTGGTACATTTGTAATACTTAATATTAAGATGGGACAATGACTCATTAGTGTTTTCCCAATCACCCAAACCAAGAACAGTGTACATATCATCATACTTAAGAGTAATGGCGTTAACACGTTCTATTGCCTCTAGAGGATTGGGGAAACCGTTTTCACACTCAACTTCAATGTCAAGTGTTGCAATTCGAATCTTCTCCAAGTCAAATTCTAAATCTGAATAGTTATCTGCAATGTATGGATAAACAAACTGAGTCATTCCATAGAATGAAAGAATACCATCATTTTCTTTTATCTTTGCTCTTGCGGAAGATATATCTGGGAACTTTACCTTCCTCAAATACTTACCGTCAAGAGAACGATGTGATGTTTTTTCTTTTACTTCATAAAAAAGAGATGGCGAGTAAGAAGTGCGATACCTCTTACGCTCACCATCAACAGTTTCTTTGACAAGAATTTTATTTCCAAGATTTTGGATATTAGTATAAAATCGCATGATTCCTCATTATGTAAATTACTAGGTGTATTATATCACACAACGCACAATAAGTCAATCACTAAACTTTAACAAATCCGTGATTTCCGCCTTTTGGTGTTTTGAGTGTTGGCGTGCTTGGTGGAAGAACCAATCCACTTCCAAATATTTTATTGTATTCATTAGTCAACTCATTTACAGGGTCGACAATAAATCCAACATATGATTTGGCAACTGTAATTCCATCTGAAGATTTTGTATATGGCATAAAGGGTGCCAGTCCTACTCTTGCAGTAGCGGTTGTTGTATCAGCATAAGAAGTGGCAATCTGACATACATCTTTTATGTAGATAGTGCCATCTTCTTTTTCTGATACATCACCCATAATCTCTTCACCAGAAATTAGCCGAAGAACCTTAACTGCCATCAGTTGTTTCTGTAGGTTCAGTTGTTTCTACAGGTTCTGGGGTTTCCACTGTTTGTGGGACTGGTTGCTGTTGAATATTTGCAAAATACTGAATTACAGTTTTCAATTTGTCTTCTGCCATTGCAAGGCGACAAAGCTGTTCATCCATTGCTTCAATCAAATCACTATGTTCACCAACACCTACAGAATTTTCAAAATATGTTTGAAGATTTGCAATTGCCATATCTCTTTCATATTCATATTTTCTAATAAGTGCTCTCAGTTTCATACTATTGGAATAATCGAACTTCATCCGCTTTCGCTCCTTTTTTTATCCATTTTTTTTCATTTTTAATGTGTGTTCTTAAACGTTTTTGTAACTCTCTACTTTCTTGAGTGTCACCTAACCATTTAATAACTCTTCTTTCGAACCATGCCCATTCCATGTTTAATATTTTCTGTACAACAGCGGGATGGGCAACTACGATTTTTTTGTTATTCAATAAGTCTTGAATTAAAAGGTCATTTGGCAATCCTGGCGAGAATTCAATATCTCCCATTTCTCCAGAATTTTTAGAAACCTTATAAACCTTATCATCACTCATCTCAATTTCGGTTTCTTGTTTTGTTAATTTCATTAACTATCGCCTTTAACAATCCATTCTTTTTCGTCTTGAATTTCTGCACGGCGTGTTTTGCACAACTTCATCAATTCATTAAGGTGTTTTCTTGCACGAATTCCTGCAGACTTATTACCTTTCAGAAATTTTTCATTTTCTAATTTATATTGTTCTAACTCAATTGTTAGTTGGTCATGTGTTTCCATTTTTAATCCTCATCAAATGATGGGGGGAATGGTTCCCCCCCAATTTTTTACTCTACCAAAAATTTTTTCTTTTTATTTGGCAGTGTTTTAGAACCACCGATATCAATTCGGCGAGGTTTCTTTTCCTCTGGGATTACATGTTCTAATTCAATAACAAGCAATCCATTAACTAATTCAGCACCCACTACAATAATATCGGCATTTAGTGTAAAGGTTCTTTCAAAGTCCTTTCCAGAAATACCTCTATGTAGGAATGCAGAATCATTTTGTTTTTCTTGGACAGAACCTTTTACTAGTAGAATACTTTCTTTTACTTCTACTTCAAGTTCGTCTTCCGAAAATCCAGAAACTGCGAGTTCGATACGATATTTCGAATCTGTTTCTTTAATTACATTGTATGGGGGATAGTTTTGCGTTGTTGCTTGAGTCATTGCCTCAAGTTCATTAAACAATCTATCAAACCCGACACTGTAACGCATAAATGGGTCTAAACTTCTTAATCTTGTACTAACCATGTTTTTCCTCCTATATTTAGCAAGGTTTATGTACTGTCCCTTTCGGTAACATATGGATTTTACTGCGATTGCACGATGGAATCCATGATCCATATACTATATATAATCAATATATAATATTATTCAAGTCTGGTTGAAAAAAATTTGGGCCTTTTAGAACTTTTCCATCATCTCTATAGATAGGTTTGCCGTCAAGTCCTAATTTAGACATATTAGAACGATGAACTTCATCGAAACATTTATCTAAGTCTATACCGTAGGCATGTCCAGCGCCATAGACAACATACAACAGATCAGTTAATGCATCTGCTACTTCTACTAAATCGTTGTCTAGGATTGATGCTGCCTTAAGTTCTTGCAACTCTTCTTCAATCAATTCATTTCTCAAATTAACAATTTCTTTACTTGGAAATTTTGCATCTTTTACAACTTCTTGTTCAAAAGTTTCCATAAATTGTTTTACTTTTTCAAAATTAGTCATCAAGTAATTCACCCTTTCAAATTATTTTTTTCTACCAATATTATACTTTGGTACTAACTCCCAATTATCTTTTTCTTTATGAGAAATGATTTTAATTTGAGAGATCGGGGCACTTTCAAATTCGTCTGTTTTAACAACATCGATTAATCCCCACTCTTTTAATAAATTTACAATTGTATTTCTTCTTGCCCTATCATTTTCAGAAAAGTCAGATGTTTTTCCATCAAGTTTAAACAACTCTTTGAAATGAACGATGTAATATTTTCCTTGTTTATGAAGAATATGGCAAGACTGAAAAAGTTTTCTATCTTTTTTTGATGCAACACCAATTCTAGTTAGTGTCTCTCTTATTTTTAAGAAGTCTTCTTGATCACCAAGTGCAACTTCCACTAAAGTTTCTAGTACTGACATAATTATCCGCCTTTATTCAGCAGACTCTTTATATCCTCTATTTGTTCTTTTGTTAGGATATTAAGAACCTGTTCTGTTTTTTTATTATTATATCCATAATATTCTTTTACATAATCAAAGTCATTATGAATAGTCTTCTTATGCCAAGGAGAAAACCTTTTCCTTGGACGTATACTATTTAGTAAATAATCGAATTGTAACTTATTATCAAGATTATGATATTTGTTCATTTCGTTGGCGTATAATATAGTGTCTTGGAAATTGGAATAGTTCTTGTTTACAAGATATGACTGATAGTTTTTCTCCCATTGTTCATCATTACTATCCATTAATCTCTTTTTTGTATGAGAGATTGCAGGAATGTAATCTTTAAATAAATCGTAACTCATTTCCAGTCACACTCTACCATTAGTTCAGTAAGACATGCAACTAGATTGATTTCCTGATCTGCAACAAAGGCAGACTTATACGAATACTCTGCAATCGTTACAACTGCCTGAGGTATGGAAGATGGTTCCATATGATCGTATAATCCATCGTAGATACTTCTAAACAAAGTATTAGGGTCATTATCTAAATTTTGATTTACCCATCCACGCATATCAGTAAACTTTTTATCTTTTAGAGCGGATACCAATTTACCAAGATTGATTTCGCCAACACTAGTCAGAAGGCCTTCATCAATCTCTCCACCTATAGAGTAACGTTGTAACTCATTTAAAACTCTTCGCCAATCTGGGAAGTGTTTCATTACAAGTTGTTGGATAACTTTTTCTTTATACTTGATATTCTCGTTATCAAGAATCTTAAGAACCCTGTTATAAAAACCAGAAGCAAGTTTTGGTTTATCTTTTTTTGCAATCTTAAACTCTACTAGAGAACACCTACTATGAAGTGGTTCGATGATGCGATTTTTAAAATTACAAGTGAGAATAAATCTGCAATTGCCTGAGAATTCTTCGATAAACCCACGCAAAGCAGGCTGAGTCGATTGCGGATTGAGATAGTCTGCCTCATCTAAAATAATAACCTTTCCAAATTCTGCATCATCACTAGCGCTAAAACTTACAGTCGATGCATAGTTTCTAATCTTAGTTCTAAGAGTGTCGATGTTTCCATCTTCAGAACCATTCACTAATATGTAGTCAACATTAAGTTCTTCACACAACGCCCTTGCAACAGTCGTTTTACCGATGCCAGGCCCTCCTGCAAGGAGTAGGTTAGGAAGACTACCGTTTTCTATAAACTCTTTGAAGGACGCCTTTAGGTCGTCCGGCAAGATACATTCGTCAATGGTTTTAGGGCGATATGACTCTACCCATAGATAATTCTCAGAACCCATTATCACTCTCCGTAAACAGAATCTTGTTCAAGTGTAATCCAATACTGAATGGGAAGTTTCTGATGACGGAAAGTAGAGATTTTATTCTTAGAAATACTTACAGAATAATCACCTTCGATAAGTTTCAAGTTCTCAGACTTGAAAAACATTCTAAAGTTTTTATCGCTCACACCAACTGGTTCTTTTGCAACATTAGAGGTGTCATCTTTCTTGTCTAATGCACACAAGAATACCTTTTCATCATCACCAGTTTCCAAAGAAAAATCTGGAAGTCCACTTATAGATGCAACTTTATTGATTGTAGAAAGTGTTGCACTAGGAATACTAACATCAATATCCCATGTTGGAGATGGTTTAGAGCCTGATGGATTGTTTTCTGACCCATCTAGTTCAAATGTATTTTCTGTATATACAATAATAGACGGTTCTGCAGCATAGAACTTATAACTCTTTTCGCCATTATACATCATCACTTGCTTTTCTTGAAATTCAATTTCTGGGTATACTGACAACAGATTTAAAAACTTCGTCAAATCATAGATACAAAAATCTACTGGAAATTCTTCAGTCACATCTGCAGCTGCAAGGATATTTCGCATCACGGAAATAGTCGAAATTCGATTACCTTTTTTAAGATAAACCGACTGATTAATAGTAGAATAATTTTTTAGAATATTCTGGGTTGTTTCACTCAATCTCATTTTTAGTTTCTCCATATGTTTTATCATGATTAAATAAAGCTAGTATACCATAATGAATGATTTTCATCAAGTCTTTTCTGTAATCTTCTGGCGTTTCGCCTTTTTTTCCATATCGATTGGAATATTTGTCAATATTTCCCATACAGAATCCTTCACCATGACCACGGGCCATGATTACTTCTGTAGACTGGAAAGTATTTTCAGAATAATGTCCTTCATATGTTTTGTCAATGTATGCCCGAATTTCTTCGAGCAATACATCTTCGTTGAATTTATAATCTATCAAAATGGTTCCTCATTGAATAGTTCATCATCATTAGTTCCCATGTTTGCGACATCTTCACCACCGTTAATCTTGGTGAATAGGTCAACAAAGGATGACTTTGTATCTTCATCAAAACGATTTGTACAAAGTTCTACTGCCTTGAACACATCACCAAAGATTGAATATGTCTCGACAATGTGGACTAGACGGCGAGTAGAAATAATTTCATCGATACCACCTTCTTCAAAGGTTCGGCGAATTGCAGAAGCCCAAGTAGTAAGGTCTTCGATAATTTTTGTTTCTTCAGAACCTACCTTACCAAAGGAAGTAAGATGGTTTGTAAGAATTTTCTTCTCTACTGGTTGAGTAGGATACTCCTGTTCAAAGGTCACTTTGAATCGTTCCAAGAACGCCTCATTCAGAACGTTAGTACCGATAAACCGACCATCATCAGAACCTTTACCTTTTGTGTTTGCAGTTGCGATAACTGTAAACCCAGGCGCAGGGCGAACCATGCGGTTATCTTTCTTTAGGTAAACTCCCTTACCATCAATGATAGATTGTAGACACATAATCTTGTTTGATGCAAGGTCAATTTCATCAAGAATAAGAACAGCACCACGTTCCATTGCATCAACAACAGGGCCTTGCGAAAAGACTACATTACCATCAACAAGGGTTTTATCCCCCAACAAATCTGATTCATCAGTTTCGATAGTAATTGGAACAGTAATACATTCACGTTTCAGTTGGGCGCAAAGTTGTTGAGAACCGTAGGTTTTACCATTTCCAGAAAGTCCAGTAATGAAAACAGGATAAAAGATTTGTGATGAAAGAATCTTTTTCATATCATTGTAGAACCCAAACTTAACAAAGTTTGGATCTTTTTCTGGAACCAATGATTCTGTATGACGTTCTGGCATCGATACTGCCGACTTTTTTGTTTTTGTAATAGGGACAACGTTGCCTGTAATCATGTTGAACACATTACTTACATTATAGGAACCATGTCCTTGACGGTTTTGTGTTTTGCATAGCCATTGGGGAGTTGCCTCACCAAAACCTTCTGCTTCTGCAAGGATGTCTTTTTTACGGACAACACTACCATACTTGGTTTGGAGTTTTGAAAGGAACTCTACCTTTTTGTCTTTATTCCACATTATATATTCTCCACAGGGAAGGTTTCACAAATCATCATTTCAAGTATATAATACCAAAAACTACTAGGGTTGTCAATAGTTTTTGGCATTTATTTCACCAAATCAACAAATTTATTTAAAAGTTGGCGACTGGTTTTTTTCTTGGATTGGAATTTTGCAAACTGTTTTGCAATTTTTGCGTTAGTCATATCATCACGAACTTCCAATTCATCTTCACTGCCTTGATTACGCATATCAAGAATGTAATACTCATCATATCCGCACTTAGTAGCTGTCAAGAAACCCTTGGTACGAGACTCTTTTAAGTATGATGAAACAGCAGTCCAATCATTTTGTTTATCCATATAGTTATAGATAGCGCTTTTCAAATCTCGAATATTGTTCACAACATAAAACCCAATAGAAGCGGCACTATGTTTATTTTTCATATAATCCAAATATGCATCAGTCTGACTATGTTTTTTTGTATCATAAGAAAAGAATGTTCCTGTATTCTTATCCTTTACAAAAACTAAGGTGGATTTGTGAGTGCGGCGCCAGCTGAATATATTATGAGAGATATATCTATGTCCGTCAGAAGATTCGGCGACTTGTTCAAAATGATCTCCTGCCTCACCATCTGTCAAAACTACAAAACTCATTTTTTGCACCGAGTTTTCTTTACGAAACCGTTCTACTACTCTATCCAGAATAATTAAAGAATCGTTAAGAGGAGTTCCCCCCATACGGTATTGTTCCAGTTCATAAGTCACGCCGTATATACAGTATACATTCGCATATGCAAGATTGATATATTGGCGACATGCCTCATAGAAATCTGATTTTTTCATTTTATGAGACAACATGCAGTGAAGTTTTACATTTTGGGATAAAACATGATCTCCTACTTCTAGAGAATCCAAGATTGCATGTTTATCACCTCTAGAACGATTTTGATCACTGAAGTTGTAAACCTCAAAAGGAATTCCAACTCGGCGACAGAATGTTGCAAGAATAATTGTCTGTTCTACTGTTTTAACCAATTGACGATGCATAGAACCTGACCAGTCAACAAGCATAACCATACCATGGTTTTTACCTTCTGGAATGACACTTTTCTTTTTAAAGATATCGTCATTCAGTTGGAAACTCCAGAGTTTGTTAGAGTTGATATTACCAGACTTTGCAATATAACTTTTCGCATACTCATCAGCAGATTTCTTCATTTCAAATTCTTTTACAAGATAAGAAATTGTTTTATTATGTTTTGCAAGAAGATTAGTGTACGAGTTTGTCCAATGGTTCTTCATTTTTTCAGTTGCAATCAAACTCATATCTAACTTCTTTGCAAGATCATCACGAACTTCAGTCCACTGAATAATATAATCATTTACATTGAATTTTGGAATATCAAGATATGTGATAGTTGCTTCATGATCTATCAATTCTTTAAGTGCATCTGCAAGGTCGGTTGCTGTCTTAGAAACAAACTCACTATCATTAAGTCCAGAACCACCTTCCTTACCACCAATAGATGTTTTGGAAGTTTTTTCACTGGCTGATGGAGAACCACTGTTTGCAGAAACTTTCTCTTCTGAAGAAGAGTCAGAACCCTCATCATCACTTTCATTTTCTGAATTTTTTTCTTGACTAGCATCACCACTACCGTCAGTATCTTCAATCTCTTCAGAACTATCAGAAGAAGTATCAATACTTTGTTCATCTGGATTTTCTTCTGCATCAGATGGTGCAAAAGAACTTTGCATCTGATTTTCTTTTTCTTTTTTTACTTTTTCAGAAATGAAATTAAAGATTTCTTCTGAAACATCAGCAACTTCCGCAAATGTTTCGGTTTCGGCAACCATCTTTACATATGAGAGTTCTTCTGCAGTAAAGTAACCTTTTAGGTCATACTGGTTCGAAGGATACTTAAAGAACACATTGATTTTATCGATAAATGACATATTACCGAAATCAGTGATTCCGAAAAAGTCTTTATCATGAAGTTCATCATAACCTTTAAAGAAAGATGAACGCAAGCCGGGAAACTTTCGTTTCATTAATTTTTCAATTCGAGCATCTTCTACAACATTAACAAACGCTTTATTAGAACGTTTAATTGCATTTTCTAAAACACCTTCATCTGCGGGGGTATATAAAGCATGTCCCACCTCATGTCCTACCAGTAGGTCATAAAGTGTACCAGACATATCTTTCCAAAGAGGGAGGGCAAGAACACGATTTCTTACATCAAAGTAAGCAGTCTCAATATTCTTGTGTTGAACCGAAATGTTTTCTTCTGCCATTAGTTTGGCAAGAAGACTTTTCGAATTCTTTGTAAACATCACAACATCATTCATATCAAAAATCCCATATAGAGAACCAAATCACTATATGATGATCTCATATTATAGGGGGTTTGTCAAGCACTTTTTAGAAAAAATTATCTAAACTTATCACTCTTTTGTGTCGAAACATGTCAAAATCGTCTTTATCCTTTTGAAAACACCAGACATTTTCCATATAAATTTTATTCATAAAAGTATTCATTTTTTCTTTATCAAAATTACCATCTTCATCAGAAAATACCGCCTTTCCTTGGGGTCGTTGCATAATTCGCATACCAACCTGGCCAGTAAACGAATCACTCAACATATCGACAAGTTCATCACCAGAACGATATCTTTTACCTTTAATCTTGGGATCCATGATGTTTATCATCATATGTCCACCACTTCTAAGAGAATCGAATGTGTTTTGAGATACTGGTAAATAAAAATCATCTCTCCACGATTCATATTCATTAAACTTTGCCCAAGATTGATCTTCAGAGTGTTCACCACCTTCATT